CTTGCGCGTCGGAACTCGAACAAGAAAAATTACTGAAAAGATTTATCAAGGAGGGTCTAAAATGCAAGGCGTTCATATTGTAAGAGAATCGGCCATTGACCGTTCGCCCCGCGTGATGCTGCTGGAGGGCATGTTTGATATTTCGGTTGCCGAAAAATCACGGCACGAATGGGATGTTACGCTTGACTTGCCGGACAAGTGGAATATCGGCGTTATTGTCGGGCCTTCGGGTTGTGGCAAAACAACGATTGCACGAGAGTTGTTCAAAAAGTCAATAGCCGACAAGTGGCCGTGGAAAAAGTCCGCAAGCGTTATTGATTCATTCCCGGCAAGCATGTCCTTGCGGGATGTAACCGCGCTATTGTCATCGGTCGGCTTTTCAAGCCCGCCGTCTTGGCTAAAACCTTTTTCAGTATTGTCGAACGGAGAGCAGTTTCGCGTTCATCTGGCCCGCACGCTGGCGGAAATGAAAGACCTGGCCGTCGTGGATGAATTTACAAGCGTGGTTGACAGAACAGTCGCAAAGATTGGAAGTGCTGCGATTGCAAAAACCGTTCGTAAACGCGGACAGAAATTAATCGCAGTCAGTTGTCATTACGACATTCTCGACTGGTTGGAGCCGGACTGGGTTTATGAGCCTGCCATAAACCGCCTGGCAAGGGGGTCACTTTGGCGCCGGCCCAAAATCACGCTCAATATTCGACGCGTGGATAAAACAGCTTGGCAGTTATTCCGCCAACATCATTATTTGAGCGCCGACCTTCATCGGGCGTCGAGTTGCTTTTGTGCGTTAGTTGAAAATCGGCCCGCGGCCTTTTGCGCAATCCTGTCTTTTCCCCACCCGATAGTGCCATCATGGAGAATCCACCGGCTTGTCACCCTGCCGGATTTTCAAGGGGTTGGAATCGGAAATGCGCTGATGGATTTTTGCGCAGGAGTTTATGCAAGCGAAAAACCGGTCTCAATTACTACCTCCCATCCGGCCTTGATGCGATCAATGAGCGCAAGGAAAAACTGGTTGATGACATCGCGTCCCGGCCATAGATCAAAACAGGGTGGCTCGACATCTATTGCGCGACATGATTCAAGTTGCGGACGAATAACGGCAGGCTTTCGATTTCGCGGCCAGGCGTTACCGGAAGAATATTGGAAGTTTGGGCTGGATAAATCACGTTGTAAAAACCTTGTTGCCCTTTGACGGGGAACGGCGTGATCGGGCGCACGTCGGCCAGCACCCAAGCAAAGCATCTTGGCTGATAAGGAATATGCGCCGCGAGCATATCGGCGGGAGTAAATTCTCGAATGTCGAATAAATTAACAACGCAAACCGCGACGCCGCAAGGAAGATCGGCGTATTTCCGCTGGGTGGAAACAATCAGCAGTTCGCCCCGATAACTGGTTTTCCAAGACCTGATTTCCAGTGTCTTGAGGGCTTGGGCGATCAAGGTCGCGTATGGGTTATGTATGGATATGGCTTTCATTGCAACGATAGATTTGGATAACCCCGCGTCGGGGTCAATAAAATAATGGAACAAAATAAAATGAGCCTCCACACCTACAACCCCCTGCGCCTCATCATCATCCCGTCCCGGCTATCTACGGTTGCGTGGTGCGAGGAGCACGTCTATCTCTCCCCGCGAGTGCCCACCAGCGAACCCGGCCAATGGCGGGCGACCACGGTGGCGGCATTATGTCTGTCCGGTGGGCCACTGGAGGCTCTTGATGAAAGCGAGGTCGAGACGGTGGTGGTGATGAAGGGATCGCAAACCGCTTTGACGACCACCGCGTATTGCTGGCTGGCAAAGGAATTGGATCATGACCCATCATCGGCATTGATCGTGATGAATAGCGCCCAGGATGCAAAAGAGAAATCCGATGAAACCTGGCGACCGATCTGGGAAGACTCGCATCGGCTTCAAAGATTCCTGCCGAAGGACCGCCGAAAAAACTGGACCAAACTATTTCAGCGGATCAATGGCGTTCCGGTGTACTGGATTGGGGCCAACTCGCCCGGTCGGCTAGGATCAAAGCCGATCCGGCGATTGATATTGGATGAGGTGGATAAATATCCACAGCAGACTAAGAGTGAGGCGGGGGCCGCCGCCCTGGCGCGGCAGCGCACAAAATCATTTCGTAAAAAGGGGCTGGCAAAAATCCTACAATTCAGCACCCCGACCGACGATGGCGGCGAGATCAACCGAGAATATCTCAATGGGGATCAGCGAAAGCTTTACGTCAAATGCCATGCCTGCAAGGCTGAACAGATCATGGTCTGGCAGAATTTCAGGATTGACATGGCGCAGGCACAGACCGATGCCCCAAAGGCGGTTGCCGGAGCGCACTACGAATGCCCGCACTGCAAGACCCCTTGGACGGATGACCAGCGCTGGGCCGTGATTGACGCCGGGGTGTGGAAACCGACCACTACGCCCCGCGATCCCAAATGTCGCTCCTTTTGGCTTCCGTCATGGTGTTCCAAATTCGTAACCTGTAATTACCTGGCCGCACAATGGGTCAAGGCGCAACAGGGTCAATCCGCATTGCAGGATTTTATCAATGCTGAATGCGGCGAGCCGTACGTCCATTTCGATAATCGAATAAAGGATGCCACGTTCGCGGAACTAGAAGGCGATTATATCGAGGGCCAGATGTTTGCAGACCAGCCCGCTTACGCGGGGCAATACCCCAAGGAACGCGAGCGATGGGTCATCGGCGGCGTGGACGTGCAGAAGGGATACCTGATGGCCGTGTTCCGGCTATTCGTGGATGGTGGTGATTCCGGGTTGATGTGGGCCGGAGATGTCGGGAATTTTGAAAAGCTGGACATACTTGCTGAACAGTATGATGCAAAATTTATCATTATCGACCAGCGCTACCGGACCCGCGAAGTTCAGGAATGGTGTTTTGAGCACGCCGGTTATATCCCCAGCATGGGTGTGGCCCACCGGGCTCGGTCATTATTCACAGCGCAGACGGTTGACCTGGATGAGGGCCGGGTGAGCGGGAAGGGGCGCAAGATTGCCAGCATTGACTTCGACCCCGATATGCTCAAGGACATCCTGGCCGTCCAGATTCAGCGGGCAGAGGGATCCCGTCGCTGGCTGGTGCCCAAGGGTTACGCTATGAACGCAACCTACGTCCAGCAGATGACGGCGGAACGATGTGTCAATGGCCGGTGGATCAACCCGCAGAATCGGGCGAATCACGTCTGGGATTGTGAATCCTTGGCCCTGCTGGGTGCAATCCGGTTCGGGGTATGGGGAAATTCCAATCCGGGGGAGGAAAAAAAATGATCTGCAACCCTGAAAAGCCCAAGGGCCTCTCCCGAGAGTTCGTCATTAAATCCATCCTGCATATTCTGGACACGGCGGCGACGGGGTGCCCTTTTTTTTAACCAAAGGAGAAGGAAATGAAATGCAACTTCTGCGAAAAGCCAGCGACGAAAATCAATACTACGGAAACCCGAACGGGTGTCGGTACGGTTAAAACAAATACCTATGCCTGTGACACTCATGTCGGATTAAGTCGGGGTGATACCTGCAACGTCAATATCATTCGGTTCAATGAAAAAGGGCCAGCCCGATTTTAAGGTCACGGAGGGCGCATGGAAAAGACAATCTCGTTAGAAAACGATCCGATATTTCATCATGCCGGTCGCTTGCAGGAAAACAGGGACTACCGCACTGGGGCGGAATATAGGGCAGAGGGCGTGCGGGAAGCACTGTGCGATCTTGTGGTCCGGGGAAAACTTGACGCTATTGATCTGAAAATTATTGAGGCGAGGGATTGCTCGCCGATGCCTACGCAATCCGAAGTTAGCCGGATTGTCGGAGTTAAGCGCCGCACGGTATGCCACCGAATAAGGCGTTTTCGCTCTTTGTTTGCAAGGGTTCGGTTAATTCAACTCTGATTTTATTGCCACTTTGCCCCCCTATAGTGAAGGGGGACGGTGTGCAAGCCAAATCTAAAACCACTATAAAACTGCCACATTCCGGCCCCCTCCATTTTAACGGGGGAACATGGCGGCCATTGAAGACCTCAAAAACGCATGGGTAGCCAGGATCGGCACGATCAGCGATGCGCTGGTTAAGGCCGAGGCTACCTATCTATTGGATCAATACATCGCTGCCCTGCCCCAGCAGGCCGCACTGGAGGCCAATCAGATCACGTCCTACTCCATTGGCGGGCGATCATTCACCCGGCGCATGGTGGGTGAGGGGCAATCGGCCATCCAGCGCATGAAGTTTGAACTTTACCAGTATTGCTACGGCTCCACTTCCCTTTGTGATGCTAATGAGGACACGATAACCGATGATTAAGGCTAATTTATTTGACCGATTCTTGGCTGGAATTGCCCCGGACATGGCGGTGCGCCGGCTTGAGAACCGTGCCACTTTTGAAATGTTGTCCCGTGGATATGACGCCGCCGAGGACTCCCGGATGCGTAATCATCTTGCGTGGAATCGGGCACTGCCGCTCGACGAAGATAATTTGATCGGATCGGGCGACCGCCAGACCATCCGACTGGAATGCCGCGATTTGTGGCGTAATAATGAAATTGTGCGGGGCGCCGTGGATCGGTTCACCGCGTATGCCGTATGGACGGGGATCTACCCACAGCCGCAAACATCAAGCAAGGATTGGAATAAGGAAACAGCGTCCTGGTGGGAACAGATATACGTTCCCACCGCAGACTACCGGCAGTTGAATGGGGTGGACCTGATTTCGCTCCAACGTTTAACCATCTCCCATCGTATCCTCGATGGTGATTGCGGCTTCATTCTTTTGGCTAACGGGCAACTCCATGCCATCGAAGCTGACCGGATTACCACTCCGCAGGAGTTGACCACAGACGAAAATATAGTTGAGGGCGTCCGGCGCACAACTACGGGGTTGGTCCTGGGTTATTACGTCTGCAACCGTAACGGCCAGGGCACGGTCGATAAAACCAAATACACCTACATCCGCCGCGAGAATTTCGTTCACTGTTTTAACCCCATTCGCATTGACCAGATTCGGGGTATTTCGGACTTGGCCCCAGCAATCAACAAACTCCGCGATTACGATGAAACCGACAAGTACGTCCTGAACAAGATCAAGCTCGACGCCATGCAGCAGTTTAAGCGCAAGACTGAAAGCGGTCTGCCAAACGAGCGGATGCGGGGCAGTTACACCAAGACCGGCACCGACGGCAAAGACGCGGAGCGTGTAAGTAAGAGCGAGCAGGGGACAACCCATTGGCTTCGCCCGAATGAGGAAATGGACGCCTTTGAAAGCAAAACACCGAACGGTGAATATGTACCCTATCTTAAGCATGAACTCCAGGCCATCGCGTGCTGCCTGAATATTTCCTACGAAATTTTAATGCTCATTTTTACAGAAGGCTCATTTTCCAGCCAGCGGGCGGCACTCATCCATAATCGGCACACGTTCATGGAGTGGCATGACTGGGTGAGTTGCTCATTCATGAACCGGATTTATAACTGGCGAATTGCCAAGGCGATCAATAACCGGGAACTGCCGCCGGCGCCGGTCGATACCCGCGGGATATCCGAGTGGTGGAAGAAGTCTTGGAGTCTGCCGCACTTCGACTGGGTTGACCCGGAGAAGCAGGCCCGCGCCGACAAGGAACGTTATAACATGGGCACGGATAGCATAACCAGCATCGTCAACTCGATGGGGCGGGACCGGGACGAGGTGTTTGCGGAGAAGGCGGACGATATTGGCGAGGCTATCCGGCAGTCCGAGATTATCAACAAGGCCCACCCGGGCGCGAATGTTACCTGGCGCGAAATGATCCAAACGGGAGTGCCCGGACAAATCACCAGCCCGGCTCCGGCAACCCCATCCGAGCCGGCCGCAACACCGATGAAGGAAGAATCGCCCGATGAAAATGCTTAATATTTTAACGACTATTTGGACCGAACCGTGGCTGCTCATGCCGGAAGTGCATCGCCAGTTATGTTCCATCCTGGAGGCGCACATCACCGGGGAGGCTCATCAGGCTGGTGGCATCGCCGACGCTCTCCCTGCCCAGCCGGAAACCCCGTCATTCAGCACGGTGGGTCAGCTTGCAGTCATCCCGATTCAGGGTGTCCTCGGGAAGCACGTTGGCGATATGGCCAAGTCGTCCGGGGCAACCGATATCGGCGACATAGAGAATGCGCTGGATGAGTGCATGGCCGATCCCGAAATCAAGGGCATCCTCTTGGATGTTAATTCTCCCGGCGGGACCACCACGGGAATCCCGGAACTGGCCAGCAAGATTGCCCAAGCCACGATCCATAAACCCATCGTGGCCTATACCGACAGCCGCATGGCTAGTGCGGCCTATTGGCTGGCTTCAGGCGCCGACGCCATCTTTGCCAGCCAATCGGCGTCAATCGGGTCAATCGGTGTTTATATGGCGTGGCTTGACGACAGCAGGGCAATGGAGATGCGGGGATACCGAGCCGAACTTATTAAGCGCGGTAAGTTCAAGGCCGTCGGGATCAGCGGTACTGCACTTTCTGCTGAAGCGCGGTCCATGCTGCAGCAAAATGTTGACCAGGTATATGACTGGTTCACGTCTCACGTCAAAATGTTTCGCGAGGATATTTCCGATTCGGCGATGGAGGGTCAGGTGTTCTTTGGGCAATCGGCCATGGATAACGACCTGATTGACCGGGTTGGAACATTGGACGACGCCCTGGCGGAACTGGCGGATATGGCCGACATAAAATAATTTCAAATTAAAACAAACGGAAAACCCTTGATTACCCTCGGAGCGGGTTATTCCAAAAACAAAAACAGACAACGACGAGGGCAACACGATAGGAGACAGATATGAGCTTGGGAAAAGAAATCCAACGAGCGCAAGCAAAGATCGAATCGCTCCAGGCAAAAGAAAATGAGATGGAAGCGATGATTCTTTCCGTGACCCAGGAGCGCGATCTGGCCCAGGCGGCCATCGAATCCGCCATGAAAGCCAGCGAGGAAAAGATTGCCAAGATGCAGGTCGATTCAGCCAAACGAATTGACGACCTGAACAAAGCTGGAGCCGACCTTCAGATTGCCCACAAGGATCTGACGGATAAACATTCCGCCCTGATCAAAGAGCTGGAAGATGCCCGCCAGAAACTGACCAACCCGGCCTTTGCGGACGCAAGCGCCAAAGGCGAGCCGGCCCCGGTTGCCGATGGCGGCCAAGCCGTAGCAGAGGAAAAAAAGGTTTCCCTGTGGCAACAGTATTACCAGATCAGCGACCCCGTCGAGCGGTCAAAGTTCTGGAATGCCAACGAAAAAGAACTCCGGACTGAAGCCGGCAAAATCGCTTCCAAGTAAAAACACACAACGGAGAAAAAGCATGAAAAAAATGATTCTGTTAGGACTGGCGGCGATGGCGATGAACGTCTTTGCCGCACAGCAAACGCTCAACACCCAGGACGCTACCAAGACGGGATTGGGAAGTCTGATCACCAAGGTCAATGCCAATTTTGTCGAACTTTATGATGGCACCGGACTTCCTGATGCGATTGTAACAAATACATCCGTGACTTTGACTCGCCAAGCGGTGGCCAGTGCGACCAACGTAACGGCGACCTCGGCATTGACGATGCAACGGCCCGGAGCGCAGACGCCCACGATCACGGTGACGGCCCAGCGACCTGGCGCACAGACGCCCACGATCACGGTGACGGCGCAAACGCCGGGAGTAACAACGCCGACGATCACAGTGACGGCGGTGCTGGCAACTAACACGTGGATATATCTGGATGGTTCATCGAATGTGGTGACCAATACGATTGTTTATGTTGCGAGTGCAACGGCGACAAGTTCAGCATTGCCTGACTTCATCACTAATGCAACAGCGGTAAGTTCTGCATTGCTGGACTACCCAACCAACGCAACGGCGGTGAGTTCGGCGTTGCTTGACTATCCGACGAACGCGACGGCGGCCGTTACGGTCACGGTTGAACGCGCCGCAGTTGCGGCTCTGACTAACGCGGTTTTGGCGATCCAGCGCGTTCCGTAACACAATAACTCTGACGAGGCGGGGGCAATCCCCCCGCTCCGATGGGGGGAAGGATATATGCGAAAAATAATTTCAAGCCTTTGCATCATGGGGTTGGTTGTTGTTGCCACAGCGGATGTGGATCGGGAGATTTTATCAATCACCTCCGGCACCAATGCGTCCGCGACTGTAGCGATAACCAATACCACGATTCGGGGCTATATCGACACCATCGTCTTCGATGTTGTCAGCGCCGGGACTACGGGAACTTTGACATTGGTATCCGTTCCTGAATTATCCACACTGGCCAATGTTACACTGGCGTCAGCAACGGCATGTACAGCAGATACCACATTCCGCCCCCGGTTTAATCCAACTACCACGGACGGAACGGCACTGACGAACGATCCGGCCTATACGGTTTATCCCTACGTGTCGGTGGGCGATACCCTGGTGTTTGGGTGTACCAACGCTAATCGGTCGAATATCACATTCAAGGCAATCATAAAATACGATAAATAAACAATAACCGAAAAATCCCGTCGGACTAATTACCCGACGAGGCGAATAATCGCGGAGGCCGTTCAGGGCTGAACACCTTTGCGGCCTCTTTTTTTCGGGAAAAAAAGAAAGGTAAGTAAATGAGTAACACATGGACTAACTCTACATTCACGAATATCGCCCGCACGGGCTTCAAGGCGTTTATCGCCAAACTGGCGCCCATTGGCGTATTCTCGACGGACTTTTCCGCCGAGATCGCCGACCAGGGCACGGTTGTGGCGACTAGTGTCGTCCCGGCGAGCGATGCGGCGGTTGATCTCCAGGATACGAGCACGGGCGGCTCCGGGGATCGTGAGTCGGCTAATATCATCAAAGATATTACGACCACGTCTGTCAGCGTGACTCTTAACCAGCAACCCGTCGCCGGCTTCACTATCACGGATGAAGAAGCGGCCTATATCGGGTCTGGGGTGTGGGAAGATACCAAGACTAGGGTCATTCAAAATAAGGCGTGGGCGGTGGCGAATTACGTCCTGGACTATTGTTTTGAATTGATTACCCAGGCGACCTATACGACCACCGAAGTCACGGTCGCCGCGTCCGCCTTCGACATGGATGACGTGGTTGATCTCTCGGTGCTGGCCTCGGCGGCCGGCTGGGGGACGGACCGCAACTATCTGTGTCTGTGCCCGACTTATCTGGGTGCCCTGAAAAAGGACAACCAGATTCAAGACCTGTCGGCATCCGGTATCAAGGTGGTTCAGGATGGTCTAATTCCGCGTCTGGATCGGTTCGGCTTGGTTGAATTGCCCACGCTTCCCACGGCGGCAGTGTACGGAAGCACGGAATATCTGATGGGCTTCACCTGCGTTCCGTCAGCTATGGCGATTGCCATGCGGGCGGTGCGGTCACAGGCGGTTGATCAGTTAGCGGCCTACGAGGTTATGACCGACCCGGATAGCGGCGTGACGCTGGTTTATCGGAGTTGGTACAAGCCAGGTACGGGCAAACTGTATCATACGTTTGAAACCCAGTTCGGCGCCTCCGCCGCTCAGGTAGCTGGTTTGCAGCGCATCGTGTCGCAATAAGTCGGCGTAGTGCACGGAAACATCATCGGGGGGGCGGGATTAAACCCCCGCTCCCCGATTTCATAAGGAGGAAAAATTATGCGCGTATCAGTTCTTATCGGCTTGGACCAGGCGGGAAAATGGGATGCTATCGCATTGCCCGATCGAACAATCGACGATCAGAAAAACCTGTTCAAACAAATAATTTTGAGCGGGGGTAAACTGGAATCGGGGAAAAAGGGTAAGCCCCAACAGTTCCAGAAAATAATGCGTTTTGACAGGCATGTCAAACGCGCCTCCTTCCGGCATCCTGTTGTTGCGCCCGTAACGCCGCCCCAAGTGGAGGCGTAACTATGTGGGGCAAAATCGCCATTGGGACTCGGTTCTATGCCGATCCGCGAGCCGAGTTTGTGGCCTCGCTTCTGCGTCTCGCCGGCTCGGGATTATGTCCGGGGGATATGATTCTGGAGCCGGTGATTCGCTGGAACGTGGTTACGGCGCTTACGAAGGTATGTCAACGTTTTCTGGCTTCCCCCTGCGACTCGATGTTGATCTTGGAAGACGATGTTGTTTTTAATCCGGAAGACTTGAAGGCATTGCGTAATTCCGGCCAGGAATACGGAATATTAAGCGCCTTGTTCCCGGCTCGACGTTATCCGTTCAATCCCCAGGTGTTCCGGTCCATGCGCCGGAGTAAAAATAATATCGAGAATTTGCGCGGGATCATTGACGTGGAAGCGGTGCCGTTTGGCTTCTGCTTAATTCGCCGGGAGGTGATTCAAAAGATTACCGAGGTTAATGGCGAGCGGATCGCCCGCTGGGGCGTATGCGACGAATGTATTTCATTTTGTGAGCAGGTCCGCGGATTCGGTTTTAAGGTTGGAATGAATACCGATGTTTCGGTGGGTCATATCCTTCCGGCCATCCCGGTCTATTGGGATCGAGATGATTCAAAGCCAAGGTTCGATTATGACAATCTCAATAAGTGATCTTGATGGCGACCTGGACTACGCCATTGCCGACCTTCCCACGGCGCTGACCATTACCGGGTTGACCACCGGCGCCAGCGTAAACAGCGTAGCCACGGAGATCAACTCCGGGGAAACACTCCAGATGGCCGGGATGATGCCGGACATTTCTATTCAATTTTTTGTGCCGACGGTTGCCTTTACGACCCGCCCAGCCAAGGGTCAGACATGTACGGCCGGCGGTGTAACTTATCGCATTCAGAATATCAGGACCAGTCCCGACGACGTGGCCCTGACCCTCGAATGTACGGAGGATGAATCATAATGAAATATATCATTTTCGCTATAATGTTTTTGGCTTGTAACGCATGGGCGCTTTCACCGGCCACCATCACCATAACCAATCTGCGCGATGAGGCCGAGGCTGACGCTTCATCCGTCGAGTATGTTCGCGGATACCAACTTGTCTTTACCAACTGCGTTGCGTATTCCGGCACTTCCACCAGTTCTGCGAAAGAGGATTTAACCGGGTTGACTGTAACCCTGACGCTGGGGTGGCCGTATTCCAACATCGTCTATACCGCTACCGCCCAGGTTGCCACGGCTGGAACATGGTCGTGCGCGACCACCGTGCCGACGAATTGGACTACCACCAAAATACAGGTAAAACTTTCCGGCACTACTTCAACCAACATTTATCCGTTGAAAATACTTAATACCCGCGAGGCGATCAAATGACCGCCCCGAATCACAGCATCAAGCGAAAAAGCGAAGACGCCGTGGCTGGCATAATCAATTCGCTTAAACCATCCGGAACTTTGACCGGAGTGACGGCCTTCAAGGGATTCAGCGGCTCGGACTTATCGGTGCCGCGATATGAAGTTGTGGCCGCCGAAGCCGAGGCCGAGGTATTTGGGGTCACGATTACCGGTAACTGGACTGTAACTATACGCGTGGCCATGATCAGCAATGCCAATGACGATGCGCGGTCCACCCACCAGGCCAACGCCGCTACGATTGAAGACGTGCTCATGCGCGATGACGTGGTTAGCCAACTTAATTCGCAATCGATAGGAGATTTCACCGCCTTTTTATGGCACCCGGATTCGGGAACGGACACAGTGGACGGCGATACATTCAAAACCGAAATCAGCGGAACACTTTACGCAATGCCGAGTTGAGGCGATATGCCCGTATCGGGGGAAATAAAGATTGATGATCGGCAATTTCAACAGGCATTGCGGGAATACACCGAGGCCAGCAAGCGGGATTGGTCCTATATCCTCAACAAGCAACTTGGAAATGTTGCGGCGCGGGCATCCGGGTATGCCCCACAGGGAAACAAGAGCGATATTGCTGGGTTACCTGGCCGGGAATGGTGGCCGGCGTTCGTTCAAAAAGTTTTGAAAATGAAGGACGGATTTACCGTCACCATGCGCCGGAAGGCCAGAGGAATGGAACGGTTTGTTCCATGGATGGATACGGCAACCAGAGAGATGAGGTTCGGTAGAAAGACCAAGGGTGTCAAGGTCAAGTACCGGGGGAATGTTGGGCGGGATGTTAAAAGGGCGGAGGCGGTGCGTGTCTCAAGGGCGATCATCAAGCGGCGCATGGCCACGGTCAATTCGATGCGGGCCGTGTTTGGGATTGCTGCCCTGAAGTTTGGGGTGCCGTTGGGTAAGTTTGAACGGAAAGGGCGAATGTTTGCCCTGCCGGGGCAACTGGCAACACCGAGTCGGCTCACGGCATGGTTCAAAATTCCATGGTCCAGCAAGAAGAAACCCTGGCCGGGCGGGACGAGGCCCGATGCGGCGGCAGATGTGGCGATGAAAAAACGGATTGGAACGATAGCCCTTCAGCGGGGCATAGATTTTGTGGCCAAGGATATGCTCCGGTGGGCAGGCGAGCGAATGCGGGCCACGGCGCGTAAATATTCAGCGAGATAAAATGAGTAACGCCAAAACTTTTGGACGGGTGGCAATAGGCACAAGAATGAATGATCGCTGTGATCCTGTCTTTTTCAATTGCTGGAGCCACATGATCGCCGGCGGGATGCGTACGGGCGACACCGTTCTGGACGCCGGTATCGAACTCCCGCAGCACTTTGCCGCCGTGGTTCTCGCCAGTTACTTCCTCAAATCCAATGCCGACACCCTCTTGATGGTTGACACGGACATGGTTTTCAAACCTGACACGCTCAACCGCCTACGGGATGACGTGGAAGGGCAGGAATATGATATGCTGTCGGCCCTGTCTGTAACCCGCCGCCGGCCATTCCACCCGATTATCCTGCGCCTGCGCGATAAACCCCTGCCCAACGGGTGCGCGTATGAATGTATCAAACCCAAACCGGAGGACACCATCCTCGAATCCGATAGCGTCGGCACGGGCTTTACCTTGATTCGTCGCGCGCTATTTGACCGGATGCGCTCCGAGTTGGGCATTACCAAGTGGTTTTTCGATTGGATGCCGGGCGGCGGCGGAGAGGATACCATGTTCTGTCAGAACGCCAAACGCCTGGGGGCTAAAATCGGCGTGCATACCCGCGTCAACATCGGACACCGCGGCCCGATCACGTTCATCTGGGACGCCGAACAGCAACGATCTGCAATGGAAACGAATGACCAAATCGCGGCAATACTGTCGCAATAATAAAGGAAGGAAATAGTATATGGCAGCCACGCAAAAAGGAACCACACTTCTGATTTCGTTTGGGAGCTTCCTGTATACCGGCTACATCGCGGAAGATGTCACCGTGAGTTACCCGGACGGCAACGTGGAAATCATCAAGAACGCCGACGGCGCGACGATTACCAAGATATTCATGGACCCGTCAACGAAGATTGACACAACCGTAATTATCCTGTCCACCGGATCGGCTGATCCGCCAAAGGATAATCAAGCCGTTGGTATTATCCCGCCTAAGGGAACGCTGACGACATTCATGAGTTTGGGGTCGACCGCGAAGCATGGCGCGGGCGCTACCCGACTCTCCCTCGGATTGATTCTTGAGGATTCAATGGTAGGCAAATATACCTAATCGCGCCATGGAGGATTTTGACAATGCAGGGCGCTTTTATTCAAAGCCTGACCTTCAACCCGCCGACCGTGCTGGGGCGCAAGTTGATGCCATTCTCCTCCTGGCATCTCTTAGTCTTGGAGGCGGCGGGTTCTCCTTTCGTCCTCGGCGGTGTTCCCGATATTGATGATCTGGTCGCGGCGATATGGGTCTGCTCCCACGGATTCGCGGAAGGTATTACCATCGCCGGTGATGCCCCCGCCATCCGCAAGTGGGCCCGCGCCCAGAAGAAACCCGCATTCACCGCCGCCCGTGCGGCCTTCCAAGACTATATCAACGCCGCCTTCTGCTCCCCGGAATATTGGTCATCGAGCGACGGTGGCGAGATCCGCGCCCCGGCGTGCTGGCACATGGCCACATTCGCCATGCGCGAGCTACATATGACCGAGCAGGCGGCGTGGGATTTTCCCGTCAACCGCATCAGTTGCTACCAGGCGTGCGTGGGCGAGATCAACGGCAATAAGGACCTGATGAGCGCCGAAGATATCAAGGGTGTTGCCACCCTGGAAGCCGATGCCGATAAAGAAAAAGCTGAAAAGGAAAAGAAATAATGTCCGTCCTGTCAGAACTTACCGCCAAAGCCAGTCTTAACGGTGCACAATTTAAGGCCGAGGTCAAGAACATCGGCAACTCCGTAACCTCGCTGGGTTCCAACCAGCTTGCCGGCCTGAAGGGCATGATCGCCGGGGCGTTCTCCGTGGGGGTGCTGATACAATTCGGACGTAAGATATTGCAGACGGCGGATGATCTCCAGACGGCGGCGAATATATTTGGATTATCGCTTGAAACCATGATTGCTTTCAAATCGGTAATGGCCGAGAGCGGGATTGGTGCTGACAGGTTTAATAAAATATTCGGACGGATAGCCAGCGCCCAGGTTGATGTCAGGAACGGGTTAGCCACGTACGTTGATGCGCTGAAGGAAATGAATATCAGTTCCGCTGAGTTCCAAAACTTGGGGATCGATAAGGTTTTAGAGTTAATGGCCAAAAAATATGCGGAGGTCGGGAATAAACAGCAATTTGTCGGAGGCATGACCAAGCTACTTGGCGCCCGCACCATTGATTTGATCGAAGTATTTCAGCGCATGAACAAAGAGGGGATGGCTAAATATGCCGAGGAGGCAAAGGTTGCGGCTGACGGGATGAACGTATTGGCGAAGGCGTCTGATAGCTTTGAAAAAGCAGGAAGTAAAATTATCAACTGGGCGGCAACCGCATTTTGTTGGCTTCAAAAAGTAACCAACGCCGCACTAACCGCTGGATTAGCCTTATGGGGAATGGCGGGAAAGGGTGGTGGGTTTGTAGATCGCATGCGGGTTATCAAAGAAGGATGGTGGGCCGGTTGGAATATTACATCACCGCCCCCAAAAACTCCCGGTGCCGGTGGTGGCCCCAGTGGTGTTCCAGGACCTGCCGATGCAGAACTGACCGCAATTAAAAAAACATCAGACGCATGGTTGAAATATTACGATATTCTCGATGATGAAGCTAAAAAGCAAATGGATCGTGAAGATAAATACATGGGGTTGATAAAGAATCGTCAGGAACTTGAACTTGATTTTGCCAAAAAGAAAGCAGACATCATGGCCGGCAGGGGTATTACTAGCCCTGAAATGTCACGGATAGACGCTCTTCAGCGGATCGGTGGACTTATCGGTGCCGCCGGCGGAGGGGATCAGGCGGCACGGCGCGCTGAACGGCAGGAAAAAATACTAGAAGCCACCGAGAGATTACAGCAGGAGCATAATAATAAACTCGATGAAATTAAAACGGCGGTCAACGAATTGAACGAGTAATAATATGGCCATCGCCAACGAAACATTTCATAGCGTCAAGGGGTCTTCCGAGATAATTCCATTACCCGATACGCACACTTGGGATTTAGCTGACGGGACGCAAACATTTAAAGAATTTGCCGGAACGAAAGCCGCGATCTTACAAAAGTTCCGCGAACTCGCGGCGGCGGGCGCAGATTCCGGGGTGGACGCCTTGCGCGATACATATAATGGACAAAGCGGCCGTTTATCATGTCGGGTGATTGATGATTCAGGCGGAGCCGATGGTGGAAACACCGAGGCGGTCAATGCCATTTGGGAATTGATTGCCAATGATGTTTTGAAACCGATCGAAACCCATTCCGACTTTGATTCTATCGCCGCCGATCGCAAGCGTGAAATTGAAAACTACGTCCGAAGCGCCACGGACTATCCGGCCACGCTGTCGGGGGCTGCTGAATTATCGCTTGCTGGTTATTACGCCTACCAGGTTCTCGATTTTCCAGTAACCGAGCTCATTCTCAGAAAGTCGATTGTGGTATCCAGTCGCTCAACTATTACCGCCGCGTATGCCAACATGAATAGGGTGGTTACGCTGGCGAGCATAGCCCCTCCATCCGCTCTGTTGGGAACACTGACCATCCTCCCGTTAATGGGTGGACTCTCTGGTGCATGGGAGTGGTTGAAGAAAGCCCCCCAGGTCCGGCAAGTCGCCAAACGTAAATTCCAAATTATTTATGAATGGCACGGGGCGGAGCGCTGGGCGGCAATTTATGGCGGATCGTGGACTCCCGCTTATACTTAAGGAACCATGACTATTGCCACAAAACGCTGGGTTAGAGATCAAATAGGGGAAGGTCCGGAACATCCCCGCCGGATAGATTTATCAAACGCCGGCGGATTTAAGTTAAATTCCAAGGTATGTTTTGGTTACAAACTCAATCCCGACGGCGACAATCCCGCCGAGGTTTTGATATACAGCGGTGAAGCACAACATGGCGTCCGGGCGATTATTGATGTCGTTGATACAAAGATTGTGATAACCGAAGACCTGCAATACGTTTGGGTGGAGTACGTATTGGGGTCAGGGACGGCAATCATTACGGGCCCATCAACGAGCAGGCCGGTATCTACGGCGGCAGATAGTACTTTTCGCCAGTGGCTTTATTTGTTTGGGCTGAGTGGCGGAGTGGCGAGTTTGGTGCGGGTTGGGCATTTTGGCAACGTAGTTATTCCAGGAGCGTTTGCGTAATGGCAACAAAGATATATGTTTTATTGAGTCCAGAAAATGAAATTCGGTATGTAGGGAAGACTAAAAATTCCCTATCCTCCAGATTTATGGGACATCTTAGTGAGGCCAGGAAAGGATCAAACGGATATCGTTGCAACTGGATAAGATCTCTATTAAAAATTGGAAAATTGCCAAGTATTCAATTGATTGGCGAAGTTGACGGAGATGGATGTAGAGAAGAAATTGCGTGGATTTCATATTTCAATGAGGATGGAGTGTCGCTCACCAACAATACTCTTGGCGGCGATGGGGCTTCAAGAGATTTCACATCATCGGAAACGCGCCAAAAAATAAGCCAAACGCTTATGGGGCATAAATTATCAGACGAGACTAAAAATAAAATATCAACAACACTGAAGAAGAATCCCACTAGATATTGGTTGGGTAAAACCAGATTGTTTTCAGAACAGCATTGTAAAAACATGAGTCTTTCGAGCCAGGGGCATGTTGGCTGGAATAAGGGAAAAATCACCCCAGATGAAACAAGGAAAAAAATTAGTATAGCTCTAATGGGAAGACCACACGGCCCGGTTTCTGAAGAGACAAAAACAAAAATTAGCATCGCGCAGAAGGCAAGATTAAGAAAGATAAATCCATGAGCCTTTCTGTAACTCAACTTAAATACGGATGGTTGGCCCTGGCAAGCCTGGGCGTGCTGACCGGAGTGACCATATACATTTCGGGGAATATGCGTAAGACTGTCCAAGTAGAGGATGTAATTCCAATTGCGCTGGGCGTTCACGAGCATTGCCTGGCAACACAGTACAGCACAAACCCCGTTCTGTATCGGGTCGATCCGCCGTCTTTTGTTCGCACGTGGTACAGCAACGTCTATGCGACAAATGGAGTCGCGGTCTTTACGCACACCGTAACCAACACTTTCGGATGGGAAATTGATCGGGCGATGTTGGTTAGTCTGGATACAACTATAAAATCACTCGTCCCTTATTATTGCGATTCAAACAATACCTCGCTGACGGTGACGGGATTGTGGGCGTCGCTGGGTATTGGCGATGGAACAAATCAGTTTACCAGGACGCCTGTTCTGGGAACAAACTCCGCAACCTACGGCGATTATCCTTGGCAGATTTATAAGGAAGACCTAGTGGAACGATACAAGGTTTTATATTCGCTGAATCGCACCAAGCCGACCGTGACGCTGGTTCCGTTGGGCAAGTCGGCGGGAGGGATAGGATCGGGATCATGGGCCAACGCGCAATCTGATACTGAATCAATTTATGATGGATTAAGCCCATCCGCGGGATCTTATTTTTCTGCTGCTACTGCCGGATATTCGGTTTCCACTAATCCGTATTATTCGGCAAGAGGTTTGATGACCAGGATTGCGGGACAGATGTACGTTATAGCCTCCACCAGTTTGAATTATACGGCCGTGTTTTATCTTGGTTGCACCAACGCAACTCCAGGTCAGGTTGTGCCCAGCAATACCACTTATACGTTCGATGCGAATAGCGATACCTATATTGTCGAGGGCTATCATTTGGCCGATACGCAAACCAATTCGGCCGCGTTGTCAATCGGAAACACAAATTTACCTCATCCAACGTGGTGCTCCGAGCCGGGAATAAATCAAGATAAAGTGAGGGGTTACAAAACCTATGCCCACGACATTATCCTGGACTGGGAGTTCTATTACTGTACGAATAAATTTTGGTGAACGATGTCTGATAGTCGCCGGCTAACCGTGGCAACGAGTAAATGCTATCAAGGAAAATGGTGAAATGAATATCTTCTGGGATATCCAGGGACAGCAACTAATCCCCGGCCTTAACGGGGGGGGGGCGATAACGCTCTATACTGTTGTCCTGCGCGATGTGTGGCCCGTCTCGCTCTATCTCTGCGCGGAGCAGAGCAATATCAATGTCCCGTATGCCGTGAGCGCAATTACTTCCGGCCATGCGGTAAAATTTGGGGCCAAGTCTGCCCTGACCGCCACGACCTATCTTTCCGAGCAGGCCACATGGACATCTGCCGGATCGGGGAGCACCCAGCGATACGAGGCCAGTATCCCGCTTGACGGCGCCGCCCTGATTGCCGCGATGACCGGCTTGATGGCGCTGGATCTTATCGCGGAATTTACCACGCGGGATGCGGACGGAAATGAATATCTCAGTACACAATTCAACATCACGGTCGTGCCCGACGTGATTACCGGGAGCGAATCATGAGTTTAAATCTATATTGGAGTCTCGGGGAACAAAAGCTGGTGTCGTCCCTGAACAGCACCACGAAGATCGAACGCTACGACTTCGTGCTCCGCGACACTCTCCCGGTTGTCCTGCGGGTATGCAACGAGCAATCGAATATCAACGTGCCCTACATCGTGACGGCCATTGACGCCGGATCGGCCATCAAGTTTGGAGCCAAGGCGCTGGCGACCTATGCCACGGATGCCAATTTCCTTTTCTCGCAGGCAACCTGGACCAAGACCGGGACCGGGGAATCAACTATCTATTCCGCCAATATCCAGCTGAACACGGCGGAACTTATCACGGCGATCGGAACGTCAGACTATATTGATTGCAAGGCTGAATTTACCATCCTGAACGGCTCGAATGAAAACGAGTTATCCACCCAGTTCACATTGAGAATATATAAGGATGTCATCCAGGGCTCGGAAGGCGTGCCATCATCCCAGTTTGCATCAATCGCGCAATATACGGATGACAATGGGGTCCAGGGTGTGAGGCTAGTGGATGCCGACGGGGTGGTGGCGGGGATCTGTAAGAAGGGGTGCTTCTATCCGTTCTGCGCGTCCACCGGACTGTATTATCCGCTCTCAATAATTATTCAAGACACCGTTCCGACTATATCGATAGGCGCCGGGGAGGCAAACTGATGAAAAAAATAATGATTATAACGTCTTTACTGCTGGCCGGCCAGATCGTCTTCGGCGCTCTAGGAATTACCAGCCTGGGACCGACGAATATCACCACCACCAGCGCCTATTTCCGGGCGAGCGTGACCACCAACTTGATCACGCCGACCAATACCCTGTTCTACGGTACCGTGGACTATACGACCAACGCCGCCAGCTGGGCGTACAGCAACGTCTATGGCGCCGGCGCCGGGACAATCAGCACCCAGATCACGGGCTTGTCGCCTTCGCATAAATATTATTTCCGCTGGCGAGCCAATGACGGGACCAGCAACCTCTGGACTTCGACCACCAGTTCAAACTTTTGGACCATGCCCACAGCGCCGACCAGCACACCGGCGGTCGTGACGATTTCAGTTCAGACCGACACTAATGCCGTCCTGAAATCACCCACCAATTTTTTTGGGGCGAACAAGGCGCTGATGAATACCGCCCTGGCGTCTTACGGGTTTTTGACCAATGAACCAACTTTTACAAACTGGCTACCGACGTTCACGGCGCATACGAATAACAGCGGAGCAAACATCCTACACCTCACGACGGCTGAAAAACTGCTGGCGACCAACGCATATCAGATTCAGAACGGGAACAGCGTCAGCGGACAGGTGGCAATTCTGAATACAAATACGGCTCCGCTACAATCGTATTTGAGTACATCAAACACTTTGGGAATTGTGCTGACGAATTACTTCCCGTTGCAATCGGGGTTGTCGGGATCGAACGATCTTGCGATAATCAAGACGAATTACACGACCATCCCAGCATTCACGTCGCACACGAATAACAGCGGAGCGAACATCCTACACCTCACGACGGCTGAAAAACTGCTGGCGACCAATGCTGTGCAACCGGACAATACCAACTACCTATCCATCATCCGTTCCATGACCAACTATGTTGCCGTGGCCTCGGCGACGAATTACCTCACATACGACCCCGCAACGCGGTTGCTGACTGGATGCGTGACGAACAGCGGCGGTGGATTGGCGTCCGATTGGTCAGCATACCCCGCAACGCAGACGGTCGCGATGGCGAGTAATAATATCGTAGGTGTTGACGATCTGCTGTTGGCCCAATTCGCGCAGATATGGGAGAAATACGAAGTCAAAAATATCACCTTCCCCTGGGGTACAGTTAGTCGCGGGGGAAGTTACACAGTTGTTTCCCAGACCAACCAACAGTCGGGGGCCTACTCTAAATTCCTGGTTCTGACTCCCTTGAACCGCACAAATATATTCCT